CTTACCTGCTTTGTAAGCAGAACCCTCTGCCATTCTGATTATATTATCAAATGCCTTTTCTTCAGCGTCATCAAATGCAACACCAGCTTGTTTGTAATTAGCGTCATCAAAGAATACATTTTTATTTTTCTTTAATGAACTTACACTTGCACCAAAGGCTGCTTTTAATCCTGCGATTGTACTACCTGAATATGATGTATGAAATATAATACCAACTTTTGCTTTATCAATATTATTGTAAAGAGAACTACCAAACAATCCTGTCTTAACAACAGGTACAGCATATGATATAGTGTTTGGTGTAAATACGATTGACTTTGTACCATCTACTGTGGCAGTCTTTTTATCACCACTTGTAAAGAGTAAATCGCCTTGTAAAATGCCTTTGATACCTAGAGAAGGTAAGTGCTTTAAACATTCTTTTAGTTTATCTGCTAACGCACCACCGTGATTTCTAGATATATCTGAATTAGTATAATTGATTTTAGGTGTTTTATTGAATAGAGATTTAGTAGCAACAAAGAACTTTCCGTTCTCTGGATTGATACCACAGAATACAGCAGGTGCACCATCCCATTTGACGGATACGGTAGACCCCTTTTTGCCTTGTAACATCTTTTTGATAGACTTTAGAAATTCAATTGCGGTTTTAGCACCTTTAGTTCCATTATTAATTATCTCGTCTTCCAGATGTTCAAGATGTGTATTTTTGTCCTCTACGAGGTAATCTTGAAATTTCTGCATTTAACACTCTTTCCATTTATATTATATATTATTATTTATAATAGTCAAGCAATTTGTTAATTTACTTTGATGTAAAAACTAGAGATTTCTGTATTAGAAGCTGCATATCTTACTATTTCAGTAGATATTTTATTTTTAATGATCGGAGTAGATTCTAAAAAAGAGTTTAAGAACATCAAACACATATTCTTTGAAAATTGAAAAGAAGCACCTTTTTCTTTTAGTCGTTTTTTAAATTCAGATAAAATTACTGTTGGTATTTTAGCTGTTTGTAATTTATTAAATTTAACATACAGAGCATACATTTTGTTTATATCTACTTTATTCGCAGGCGTTTCGCTCCATGATGTACCTCTTGACCTATTATCACTAGGATAACCTATTGATTTTTTAGCGTGTTTCTCTAGATAGTAATTTAAATTACCACCACCTATTTTACCACCTGCAGCCGCAAGTCCTTTTATCTCACCTTGCCATGCACTTGTACTATTGAATGCTCTTAACTGAACTTCAGCAACATCAAATCTTATATACACATCTATTGAACTGAAAAAATCTCCTGATTTACCAAATGTGAAATTTTTAAATCTAACATTGACATTATGTTTTCTTTTTGCACTATTATAAGTATCAACTTTACCTGATACTCCTAACTTCTTTAATGATACTCCTAATGTTGTTGTATCTCTACTAGTGTTTAATTCACCTGCACTCTCTAATACCATTTGATTTAACTCTGCCCATGTTGTTGCCTTATTAAAAGGTTTAGAATTGGGTGGTAAAGATGATAACCATATATCACCTGGATTCCATTTATCATCTGAGAATGATCCTGGTGCTGAAAATTTATCAGTTTTCATAACTGATTTTTTGGCTGCATACACATCACTCATAAATGCAGAACCTCTATGACAATAAACTGGTCCTTTAAATTTTCTTGAATACTTTTGATAGATTAGGTTTGCTGTTCTACCGTATATGTCATTGTCAAACCAATCTTGTGGCCCTTTTTTTAAAAAATCTTCTAACTTGATTGTTGCTTGTACGAACTTAGCTGCTTTTTTAAGATTAGCAGTTGTATAATCTGTTTTTTTAAGTGGTCTTTTTATAATATTAAAAACTAATGATGTATAATAACATTGACCTGATTCTGTAATTTTTGTATCTTCAGCACCACCACCTGAACCAGCACCGCCACCAAAGTCTGGATCTTTGAATATTTTTGTGATTGCTATATCACCTGATGATTTTGTAGAAAGTATAAACGGAAAAGATTTATCTTCTAAAGATGTACCCATAAGTTTAGGTCCACCTGCTGTGGTACCTATACTAAAAGGTTCTTTATTTTTTATCTTTTCTAGAATTATTTGTTTTCTAGTTTTGCCTGAATATTTTCCTGCAGAAGCAGTCTTTTCTTTGCCTGCTTCAAAAAAGTCTGTCTTTTTTAGTAGTGCCATACTGCTATTTATATACTAGCAGTATCATTTTGTCAAGCGTTAATAGTTTACTTTTCTACACTTAAATACTAGTGAAACTCTAAATTTATCACCTTCTACTGCCCTTGCAACATGAGGTATTCTTGCGTCAAAGACTACAACTCTACCTGGTTTTGGCCAGTATGATTTAACGATATTCATTTCTGAACTACCTGAGAAACCATATGGTGTATTTACTGCCATCGCTCTCATTTCGTCTGTAAGATTAGGTGTCCAAAACTCTATCGAACCACCATCATCTGGTGTCCAGTCTGGTGTAAGATAAACAATAACTGTATATTGATCGCCAGTCCAACCATCAAGATGAATACCGCCTGATTGATTTGCATGATGACCATTAAGATAGTGTCTAAGTAATTTTACATTTTCAGGATCTACTTTATCCCATATCTCTTTGACCCAATCTTGTTCTATTTCATAATCTGTTTCTTCGGTATCACTACCGCCTAAATGAATATGTTTATATCCTGGTGTCTTTGCTTCTTTCTTCATTTTATCAGATGAGTACCAACCATCTTGCCAGTCCATCTTCATAACAGTATCATAATATCTTTTAATATCTTCTTCGGAAAGTAAACCATCAGACGCTTGTATGATTTTATGATAATCGCCACCTGCTAATGCCATCGCAGGATATGTAAATTTTTTGTTTGTTCCAGGTTGTGTTATCTCCATCATAGTGCCTTCAGGTAATTCTTTTGCGTCAACTGTTGTAGGTCTATCTGAATTAACAACACCTGTGCCTTCTAAGGCTGTATCATCACCCTCATTTATTCTACCCATATCAACTATCTTTGTCATGTTTCTCCTCTTCTTCCTCAAAAAGTATCATAGTAATTAAACTATAAATCGCCATGTCCATTAAAGTGTCTTTGATACTTTCTTCTTTAAATTTAAATTCACCTTTTTTAATAAAATTACTTATACGAGCATACTTATCACCCATACGAACAACCGAACCTTGCCAAGCAGGAATACCTGATAACTCTGATAGTCTAAAGTTAGCAAAGATATCCTCATTTGCACCATAATCATGTCGTTTTTTATCGTGTAATGTTTTAATTACATCTATGATTTCGTAAAATCTTTTGCTTTGTTTGTTTATATCATCCATTATATTTTTCCTGATGTTAAATACTTAACTATTCCTCCATTTGGTTCCCATACTTTATGTTTATTTTGAAAATCGCAAATATCTTTAGCTTTATCTTCAAATTCAGATTCAAAGATAATACTACCTGTTGGTCTTTCTAAAACTCGCCAACGCACCTTTCTATTTCTCTTACTTAATTTTAGTTCATAAGATAGTTTAGTGCGTGTGGCTCTAGGTTTTCTTTTTACGACTTTCTTTACCATACTATTTTTCTTCAGATGTCTCTGCTTTAGGTTCTTCTATCTCAGCAGCTGCAGGCACATTTTCTTTAATGTAATTACTGTGATGTGCAACTATAATCTTACAGTTTTGTAAATCTGCATTTAGATTATTAATTTGTTTTTGATAGTTGTTCACTTGAACAATAGCATTTTTAATCTCTGGTGTGAATTTATTTTCATCATACCATTTGTCATTTAACTTAATTGCCATTTTTTTCTCCTTTGTTGTTATACTTTAAAATCTGAGAACTGACCCAGTTTTTTAAATTTATCATTAGATGATAATGTCTCTTGACCACTATCAACTAAATCTGTTTGTGCGTTTTGTTCTACATCATAGAAACGCATTTTAGACCTATCAACACCAAGTATAAACTTTCTATTTAAAGTTGGGTCGTTATATCTATTCTTTAATTGTTTAACCATTATCTGGTTCTTTTCTTCTAGTTCTTCACTACTAATTAGAGCAAACATAAAGTCTGCTGTCGCAGGAAGACCAAAACTTTCTGATGTATCTTCTAGACCTACATCACTACTTACAAAACCACCTCTTGTAGTTTGAGTAGCAGAAAAAATAGGTAAGTCATGTTCTACTGCAAGGCCTCTAAGTTCTTCAGCAATTGCTTTGATATAAGTATAACTATTTACATTTGCACCTGATTTAAATCTAGATGAAGCACAAATATTTAAATAATCTACAAACACAATATCAGGCTTGAATGACTTTTTTAGTGCAAGTTCACTTATCAAGTTTTTAAAATGACCTGTATGAGCAGTAGCAGTAGGATATTCTTTGATAATTAATGTGCCTGTTGTCTTACTTTGTAATTTATTAATTTTAGTCTCATACATTTGATATGGCAATTCTTCTAAATCACTCATACCTACATTCAATAAGTTTGCGTCTATACGTTCGGCGATACGTTCTTCAGCCATCTCCATAGTAATATACAAAACATTCTTGCCTTGTAATAATACAGATGAGGCAAGATGTGTCATGAACATAGTTTTACCAACACCAGTGCCTGCAAGACAAATATTCAAAGTCTTACTTGGTATACCGCCTCTTGTAATTTTATTAAAAAACTCTAGGTCTAGTTCTAATCTTTCTTCTTTCTTTTTATAGAAGTCAAATCTTTCTTTTGATTCTTGCAAATAGTCATGACCTACTTTTTGGTCAAAAGACACACCCAGGGCATTCGATAATAACTCAGGTAAATATTCTGGAGTGTGTGTCTTGTCTTTACCATCTATGATTTGAATGCCTGATAAAATAGCGTTATGTATGGATCGATCTTTACAAAACTTTTCTGTTGTTTCAACTAACCAATCTAAGTTTACTGGTTCTGGATTTAGTGTAGATAATATATCTGTAATCTTTTTATATTCATCTTCGTTTACAGATTTATTATTATTAATCTCAATAGATAGAGATTCTTTTGTAGGAAGATTATTATACTTGTTTACAAAATTATATATCTCTGTAAATAGTAATTTTTCTAATCTATCAGAAAAATATTCTTCTTTGATGAAAGGTAAAACTTTTCTACAATACTTTTCATTATGAATTAAATTACGAAGTGCTGTTCTTTCAATTCTTTCCACTAAGCCCCTTTATACCTTTCTCTTTTAACTGTTCATCTAATAATACAACTAAGATATCACCTATGTGATCTACAAACTCTTGACTATCTGTGTCAGCATTTACTTTATTTTCTATGACTGTATAATCAAACACCATAGGTAATTGACCATTAACTGCTTCTTCTTCTGGTCTAAATCCTACATTACCATATTTGTAAACTATACTTGCATATGGACCACTAATTAATTTTAGTGCTGTAAAGTCCTCTCCAGGCTTCTCTACAAATACATAGTCCTCGTTTTGTTTAGGATTCGTTGTTTGGTGTTTCTGTGGTATCTTCGGTGTCAATTACATCTCCATACTTAAATTCTTTTGAACAAGCAGCGTCTAACTTTTCTAATATATCTTTTGTAAAATATTTTTCAGGATCATTATTAATAGTTTTACCAAACGCCTTTGAGCCATCAGGTAGTTCTATTCTTGTTGATACTTGTTTAAATATATTATGTTTTAATGCTAAATCTAATAGACCATAGTATCTATCTAATCCTTTGTCATATGTCAATCTAACATCTACTACTTTATTTTCTTTTGTTAATCTGGATTTGTAATTTTTACAATGTATAATATTACCTATAATCTCTGTGCCGTCTTTTTCTTTACGTTTTGATAGATAGACAATAGAACTAGCCGCATATTTAAGACCAGAACCACCGCCCATTTCTTTTTGTGGGAACATACTACCGACAACATCATAGGTATGATTAGTTATAATAAGAGGAACTTTTGCTTTTCCTAATTTCAAAGTCAATACTCTAAAGGCTGCTTTTACTATTTGTGCCCTTGTCATATCTTTAGTTTCTTTACCTGCTTGTGTATCTTCCATTTCTTTAGTAGTTGATAACATACCTAAAGAATCTAACACAAGTAGTAAAGGTTTTCTTTCTGATACATCTTGAGCAATATACTTATCTAATACTGTAATTGCTTGATGTCTAAACTCTTGAACAGTAGTAACTGGCATAACAACCATACGACTACTATCAATATCTCTTTCTTCAATAATATCTTTTGTAACTGCTGATTCTGATTCAAAGAATATAACACCACCATCTGGATTCTGATCTAAAAAATTCTTACACATACCTAATACAAAGAAAGTTTTACCTGTAGCACTTTCACCTGCAATTGCAGTTATCTTATTTGATGGTAAACCTTTGTTTATACCACCACCTAATAACGCATTGAATATATAAGAACCTGTATCAATAAAATCTGTTACATCACCTGTCGCACCATCTGATACTAAACTAGCATACTCATTACCAGTTTCTTTAATTACATCTTTCAAAAAATCACTCATTATCTTTTACCTCTACTGTCGTTTGAAATATTATACACTATATATAATTGTTTGTCAAGCAAAGAACTCATCTAAAGTTGCCTTTCTTGAATTTTTAAATAGGTCTGTTTGTGGTCCAAAACACCAAACATTTTCTATAAACATTTTGTTCATAAAGTCAGCCTTCTCTTGTTCATCTTTAAATAAAGTATCTGACTTTGGTCGTTGCATGATTCTCATACCGATCTGACCTAAAAATTTATCTTGAAACTTATCTACCAATTCATCGCCAGAGCGATAACGAACACCATGTATCTTTGGATCCATAATATTTACAAACATAAACTTTGATACACTCATAGTTTTTTCTGCAACTGGTAAATAAAAATCATCACGCCATTTATCATACTCGTTAAATTTTGCCCACGATTGATCTTCTTCATGTTCACCGCCTTTATTGTATTGTTCGGTAGAGAAGTATGGTGGACTTGTAAATGCAACATCAATCTTTGGTAGTTTGTGATATGGTAAATCTTCAGCACCACATCTCCATATCTGAACTTTTTTAGGTTTAGATAAAAGTTTATTATACTTTGATATCTGTTCTTGATATCTTTGATATGTATTAGGATTAGGATCACAACCATAATATTCTTCAGCGTCTGAAGCAAAGAAACCTGCAAGTCTATCACCCCAACCACAACTAGTATCTAAAACTGTTTTAGCATTTGTTATATCATAGATTGCTTTTGCAACAACAGGTTTAAATTGTGTTGCAATATATGTGCCTAATCTAAATGCTGATATATAACTTTTTTCTGATAGTTCACCACCGACTAATTTTTCTGTTTCGGTACCATCTAGTTCTTTTATCTTTGTAAGTTTGACACCATTAATACCTCGCCATATAGGACCTAGACATTTCCAGATAGCATAAGCATCACCGTTCTCCCAAACTTCTTTAGGTGCTCGAAAGCCATAACTACTACATTCTAGTCTTAGGTCTTGCATAAAATAATTACTTACATCATTAAATGTACTAGCACCATTTATTAAACCAAGTCCATATCTACTATATGAATATTTGTAATCATCATACTTTTCAAAAACTTCTTTTTCAACTTGTTCATTCGGTATACAAATAGTGTTAGTATCAAACTTTTTAAGATTAGCAAAAGCAGTTCTCATATCTTGTTCGGTGATTTCTTTGAGTGGAAATACTGGTCTTTCACTTGCGATATAGTCTGCCAAGTGAGTTCTCATCTTATCTTTCCCATAT